CGGCACCGACTGGGCTTGCCTCCACAAGATGGGCTTGACGATGCCAAGGTCTCCATGCCTGGCGGCATGAGCGCAGTCCAGGGCGACAACGCCGGCGAAGGCAATATGGGAGACGAAAATGCTTGAGATTCGCACAGCCAAACTAGCCATGACAGGCGACAAGATCGGCGGCTATGCCTCGGTCTATGACGCTCCAAGTCATCCGCTGACGATTCGCGGAATCAATGGCGGCAAGCCATTCACCGAACGTGTGGCCCGCGGCGCGTTCGATTCGTCCCTCGCCAACAACATCTCGCTGCTTGTCGGTCACGATTCGCGCGACTTGTTGGCGAACACCAAGAGCGGATTGCTGCAATTGCGCAGCGACCAACACGGTCTCGCCTTTGAGGTAACCCTCCCCGACACTCAACGCGCCAAGGACATCCGATCACTTGTTGATGCTGGCGTCTTGTCTGAGATGTCATTTGGTTTCCAAGTCATCGCCGACAGTTGGGTCGGCAACACTCGCACACTCTCGCAGGTTGCGCTGCGTGAAGTTTCCATCGTTGAAAACGGCGCTTATCCGCAGACAAGTGCCGAAGCAAGACACCTTTCCTCGGGCCTTGCCCGTCTTCGTCTGCGTCTAAGGATGCCATCATGAAACTGTCCGAAATGTTTGAAACCCGTAAGGCGCTCGTCACTGAGCGCGATTCCATTCTCGCCCAGGACACCATGTCCGTCGAAGTCGAGGCCCGCGGCCACGAAGTCGCCAACGAACTTGGCAAGCTCGACGCAGAGATCCGCGCAGCGCAAGTGCGCGAGCGTTTCGCTTCATCGTCTGCTATTGAGAACATCGTCAAGCGGGACAACGAGCGTTCGCTCGACATTCGTGACTCCGCAAAGTACAAGGATCAGTTTGTCAACTACCTGCGCAATGGCACCATGCCTGAGCAGCGTGAACTCATTTCAACCGCTTCGAGCTCGATTTTGATCCCGAAGCTGTACGAAGAAATGGTCATGAAATACCTGAGCGCGAATTCCGTAATGAGGTCTATAGGTGACCTGCGTACAGGAGTTCAGGGATACCAGGCTCTTCGTTACTCGACGCTGAAGACTGCTGATTACACCAGCGCATGGACGGAAGCCGACACGGGCACCGTTGCTGCAACCGCTGCTGATCCGTTGTTCACGGAAGTGGCGTTGCCTCCGGTTCTTTGCTTGCCAAAGACCGAAGTCTCTCAGCAACTCATCGTCCAATCCGACCGTGCATTTAATGTGGAAGAAGAGGTTCTCTCACATTTGCAGGTTCAGTTATCGAAAAACCTTGAATTCGGCTACGTGGGAGGCTCAGGTACAAATCAGCCAACCGGCATCTTTAAGGTAACCAGCACCAGTGGCATCAACATCACCACTGCAACTGCAACGTCGGGCGGTGGAAACCTCCGCGCGAACAGCATCGCTGGCGTCACGTCCGCCGGTTGGCTTGCCAAGCTCCTCGAAATGCGCTACACGAAGTTGCCTGCAGCGTATTGGAACACGGCCGCTTGGATCATTCCGCAAGACGTTTACGCGGTCATCTCCGGAACATTGGTCAACAATGTCCCGATCTTCGTCCCAAGTTCGGACAACGTTGCAACGATTCAAAACGCTGCACCGTTTACCTTGTTTGGGCTCCCAGTGTTCATCACGGAATACACTCCTGCGCAGATCACCACGAACACCAGTGGCAAGAACTGCTTGGTAGTGCTCGGCGGAATCCGAGACAGCTTCGCGATGCGTGAATGGGGGTCGATGTCAGTGACCCGCGATGAATACAGCCTGAGCGGTACCGGCCGTATTCGTTACCAGGGCATGATGTTTGCGAACTCCAACTTCACCCGCGTCAACGCGCTGGTGCAGTTGCAGGTGACGAACGCCGCTTCGTAATTCTGATCCTCTCATCCTTCAGGTGGGTGGGGCTTCGGCCCCACCTACCTGCAGCGAGGAACCATGGCCCTAGACATTGCAAAGTTCCGCAGTTTTGCCCGCATCGTCCACAACGAGGATGATCCGGCCATTTCGATTTGTTGGGCAGGAGCAGTACGCGAACTTGAAGAGCGCACCGGGTGGTGCGTGGAGACTGTCACCAGGACGCAGTGGGTGCCCTCAGCGCCCGTGACGATCTACGGCGGTCTGTACCTCAAGTTGGAGCGCCAAGGCGATCTAGCAGGCACCACGGCGCTCTATAGCGACAGTGCGACAGTGCCGCTTACCGGCACGTGCGCGAAGATCATGATTAACGGTTTGATCTACGTTGATATGGACATTGACAACATCACTTTCCCGGTCACCTTGACCGTGACGGCCGGCAATGCCGCGCTAAACCCGCTGCTCGAATTGGCTCTATTGAACCGCGTAGCGCAGAAGGTTGCGGAGCGCGGCGACGACACCAGGGCGCTGGACTCCACCTACTGGGATCGGATTACCTCAATGATGGGTAAGGGGATTGGATAATGTCCATGGGGCATGTTCCATCCGGAATGATGCGCCTCGTGATGACGGCGCAGAATCCAGTACGCACAGTTGATGCGTTTGGCCAGGCTTCGGAGTCCTGGTTGTCATTCGCGACCCTGCCGGTACACGTAGAACTCGCCAATACCTCAGACACCATGGACGATGGCGGCCCAGCGACGCGCACCGATTGGCGCATCCTTGCCGCCTGGCACCCGATGATGTCTAACCGCAGCCGGTTGCTGTGGTACGACAACGGCACCGAGCGTACGTTTACCGTCCGCGCCTGCTGGGATCGCGACCAACGCCGCCGGCGCCTTGAGATCGAAGCGTCGGAGGTGACGCCATGACCGTAGTCAAAGTCACCGTTGACACCAAAGAAGTACGCGACACGCTTCGCCGGCTGTCCCCGCGCCTTAATGAGTCAGTGCGCAAGAAGGCGATCCGCAAGGCCGCCAAGCCGTTTACCGCAGCGCTCAAAGCACTGTGGATCAGCGCGCCGTACAAGGGCAAGAACCCGCACCGTAAGGCAATCGCTTCGGCTACCAAACTAAACTCACCGAAGCGCATGGGCGGCGAAGGCTCGCCGATCCGCGTTGAACTTGGGATCATTCTTGGCAAGAAGGGCGGCGCCAGGGCAAAGGGCATGCAGTACGTCTACCCCTGGCTAGAAAACGGATTTAAGCACAAAGCATCTGGCAAGTTCATCCCCGGCTCGCACCGCAGCTTGGCGTGGAGCCGTGCAAACGTCACAGCGTTCATGCAGTCGATTGCTACCGAGATTCTTGTTGAGGCTCGCAAGATCCTAGGAGCCGCAAATGTCGCTTGAAGCCATCCATAAATCCATCTACGCCGCGCTTCAAAGCAAGCACAATGCATACGTGGGCATCCGCGTTGCATCGATGGCTACGCCGTGTTACGTCTACGAGATCACCGGCGCAGCACTTGACTTCGGCATGGGTGGAATTGCTGCCAAGAATCACTGGACAATCTCAGTAGAAGTGCAAGCAATTGGTGACAACATCGAAGACGTCACGGGGCTAGTCGATGACGTTGCCGCCACATTTACGGGCACATACAACGACGTAACCAACCTGTGCAGCATGGTGCTGTCAGAATTTAGTGTGGCGTTCTCTGTCGAGCCGCTTGATGACGGCCGCGAAGACGCAGCGCGTATCGGAACAATCTCACTCACCCTACTTGTCCAGGAGGACTAATCATGGCAATCATTGCAGGCTACGGCGGAACATTTACCCTTGCATTTCAAGGCGCAGGCGCGGCATCGTTCCCCGCTAAAAACATCACTATCTCCATTGCACGGAGTAGTCTTGATGTAACCACCATCGCTGACTTCCGTGAAAAGCGCGCACCTGGTCGATTCTCGCGTACCGCCACGTTTGACATCATGGCAAGCGACTCGACAACGGACAACGTAATTCGGACTCACATGAACCCGACAACCCTTGGCGCGGCAACAATTGTCAGCGTTGCTCTGTCGTTCACCGACCAAGGATCGATTGCTTACACAATGACCGGACACCTCACCAGCGCCACGCGCACGGATGACGGCACCGGCCCGGGAATGTGGTCTCTTACCCTTGAGGAAGCCTGATGCCATTTGACTTGTCTCAACTGATGGCGAAGCCGCGCACAGTTAATGTGCCTGGTGTCGGCGTTGTCATGGTGCGCGAGCCGACCATGGCGGATTACGCCCGCGCACCGGCTGACCCGTACTGGTGGGGCGCTTGCATCACTTGCACCGATGGCAGTCCATTTGTTGTCAACCACGCCGAACTAGGAAACATCCGCGCAGAACTCTGCTCGGCTCTGCTGGAGGAGATCAATAAACCATCGCGCCCTACTCAAGCGCCGAGCGCAGGCTCTGGCGCATTGCAGATGGGGAACGAAGGATGATGATGCCCGCAGGCATTGCTGCAACTGAACTGACCACTCTTGAGCGGTGCGAATGGTTACTTACGGCCT